ACAAACTTTATACTGACAGTCCGGTCGAGACGTATGAATGTTTCTACAAGTCGAACAGCGTGACGAAGTTCGACATTCGCCGCGATGGTTGCGTATGGTGCGAGTTCACAGTGACACTCACGTTCATGAACATGAGACCACTCGGCAATTACTTTTGTCTCGCGACAGAAGACAACGAGATTGTCATCACGGAGACAGACGAAGAAGATGTTGAAATCAATTTAATATAACGATATGGGCGTAATTAGGAAGAAAATATCACAGTTGCAGTCATCGTCAGAGTTCAGCGGTCTTTGGACTATCGGCGTTGACGCGTTGAACAGAAGTGTGAAAGTGTCATTGCAGTACATCGCATCAACGATTACTGCACTCAAAAACGGCGTTGAAGAAGCTATCGCATCAGCTAAAACAGCGACATCAGATGCGAACACAGCGACTGAAAAAGCGAACACGGCGACAGCGAACGCGAATGCCGCGACTGATGCAGCAAAGACAGCTACATCGAACGCGAACACTGCAACGGCGAACGCCAAGACAGCAACGACAGCAGCAGACACAGCAACGAAGAACGCTGATGCTGCAACGGCTTCTGCAAAGACGGCGACTGACGCAGCGAACAAAGCGGCTGACAGAGTTGACGCTTCGATTGTTGACATCAAAGCGGAGAAAGAAGCGGCTATCGCAGCAGCAGCGTCAGCGAACACAGCAGCTTCGAAAGCCGACACATCGAGAGAGAACATCGAGAAGAACGAATCAGCTCGTCAGTCAGCAGAGACAGCACGCGCGAACGCTGAAACAACTCGTGCGTCAGCAGAGACGATTCGTCAGTCAAACGAGACGACAAGACAGTCGAACGAAGAAACTCGCAAGACGAACGAGACAGCTCGTGTCAACGCAGAGAGTTCTCGCGTCACAGCAGAATCTTCTCGTGTGAAAGCTGAAAACGCTCGTGTCAGTGCTGAATCTTCACGCGTGACAGAGTTTACATCGACAACGAACGCTTGCAAGACTGCAACGAGTGAAGCGAACACAGCAGCTTCGAAAGCGAACAGCTCTGCAACGGAAGCCGACAAGCAAGCTGCACGCGCGAAAGAGCAAGCTGACAATCCGCCGAAAATGGGCGACAATGGTAATTGGTGGGAGTGGGACGAAACAGCAGGCGAGTATGTCGATACCGGCGTTCTTGCGAAAGGCGGTGTTCTTTATCCCTCGTTCTATGTTGACGATGATATGCAGCTCACGATGAGTTATCAAGACGAAATCGCAGCAGAGCAGTTCGAGTTGAACGAAGAGACCGGTCATTTACAATTTAATTACAGATAACAATATGTCACAATTAAGCTCTATCGATTTAGGAAAAGTCGGCATCACGCCGCGCGGCTCGTTCGATGAAAAGACATCGTATGAGCGTCTCGACCTCGTTCGCAAGAACAACGGTGCTTATCTCTCGTTGAAAGACGACAACATCGGTCATGCGGTCACTGATACGTCATGGTGGTTTTGTGTCGTTTCAGCAGACGAAGCACTCTCGGCGGCTGCATCGGCGAATGAAGCTGCAACAACGGCTCTGAACAGCGCGAACAGCGCGAACACTGCCGCCGGCAACGCAGCGACACAAGCAGCAGCAGCGTCTTCGGCTGCATCATCGGCGAACACCGCCGCAGAAGAAGCCGCAGCAGCGAAAGAGGAAACAATCTCCGCGACTGAACTCTGCAAACAGCTCATCGAAGCTGCATCGCAAGTCACAGAACTCGGACTGTACCCAACAGCACTGTCAGTCGAAGCACCGACAGACATCACGCTCGGCAATCTCGCAGCACTGTACATCACGGCAAAGCTGCAACCGGAGTACGCCGTTCCGAACATCTTGTATCTCGGCGACAACAACGCCGTGTCGATTGCTCCCGATGGGCGCATCTCGATACTCAAAGAGGGCGTTTCGGTCGTTCATGTCGTACCAACGAACAACACGCAGCTCTACAAGACAATCACTATCAGAGTGCGTCTTGCAGGTTTCTCGCTCGTGAACTCTCGCAAATCGACAACGTTGCTCTCTGACGGCACGTTCTTATTGAATTAACAAAATGTCTCACTATAAAAATAACAGATTATGGCACTTACAACAGACCAAGAAACTATCATCGCACAGATGATTGAAGCCTATCAGAACGGCAAGCGCATTCAAGACTTGCCCGAAGTAAGCGGAACAAATCCGTTCAACTTCTTCACTCACGTTCTCGATGAAGACGGAGAGAGCAAGAAAGCAGCTCTCGCATCATTGCTGCCGTATGTCGAAAGTCAATGCGCTTACGGCGTTGTTATCGACAGCAGCGTGTCATCAACAACACTCACTCGTGTCGGCTCTTCTGACTTACACAGAACGCTGCCTTTGCAGAGCAGAATGAAAGGTTGCTTGCTCGATGATGACGGAAATGTCGTTGACTATCTTCCGCAGACATCATGGGTGGGCGCAACTCGTGACGGCTCTCGCGGTCAAGTCATGGTCGAGATTCCGGCGCATTACGAGAAGTTCACGACTGTTGGAACACAGCTCACAGCGATGATTTCAGAGTACCCACTTCCGGGGTATCACTTCGTGCCGAAGATGTACATCAGTGCATACGAAGCATCTGTTCAGCGTTCAACAAGCAAGCTCGCATCAGTCGTGAACGATGACGCTGACTATCGCGGCGGCAACAACACTTCGAGCTATGACGGCACTTATCGTTCAATGCTCGGTCGCCCTGCAACGAACATCTCGCGCACGAATTTCAGAAAGTATGCGCGTAACAGAAAGAGCGATTCGACAGAGTGGAACTGCATGACTTATGACGCACAAAAAGTTCTGTTTTGGTTCTTTGTCATCGAGTATGCGAATCTCAACTCACAAGCAGCGTACAATGCAGAGCTGACATCTGACGGCTACAAGCAGGGCGGTCTCGGTGACGGCGTATCAACATTCTCTTCATCTGAATGGAGTACATTCAACGGTTACAATCCGTTCGTTCCGTGCGGTACAACTGACGAACTCGGCAACGGTTCGGGCGTTGTCAGCTACACAGCAGACAACACCGGTGACGGCGGTTCTATCAAGAAGACATTCTCTGTTCCTCGTTATCGCGGTGTTGAGAATCCGTTCGGACACATTTGGCAGTGGACTGACGGCATCAACGTTCGTATCAGTCCGACAGCAGCGAACGGCGGCGATGACTTGTCGAAAGTCTTCATTTGCAGCGACCCCTCGAAGTTCAACGACAGTAATTATGACGGTTACACTCACGTTGGCAACGAAGCTCGCAGTGAAGGCTATGTCAAGACTATCATCGGCGGTGAGCTTGGCGACATCATGCCGACAGCAGTCGGCGGCGGTTCAACAACGTACTTTGCTGACTACCATTATACGAACATACCAACGACAGAGACTTTGCGCGGTGTCCTGTTCGGCGGTAATGCGTATAACGGCGCGTATTGCGGTTTTGCGTATGCGAATTCGTATAACGCGCCCTCGATTGCGAATTCGTATATCGGGTCTCGCCTTTGCTTTATCCCGAACGCGTAACGCGTGGCGATTCGTGAATCAACACAGTATTAAATCTTAAAAACGATAATTATATGAATGAAGCAGAAAACAACATTGATGACGGCTCTCTCGAATTTTTGAAGATTCCGGCAGACGCATCGAACAAACAGTTTAATTGTCCCGAGACGACACAGCAGAAACTCATCAATCTGACGTTTTGGGTTTGTGACTTTTTCGAGGGTATGAAGACGAAGTTCGGCGAAAACCGTTGTCTCGTTCAAATCAAGATGAACAAAGATGACAGAGATTCGGAAGCAAAGAAGTTTTTCACCAATTCACGAGACATCAGATATGTGCTTAACGAAATCAAGAAGCGCAATGCGTTTCCGCGCAAAGTAACGATGCGCGTGAGCGGAACGCGATTCTATTTCGAGTAGCATGAAGATAAACGGTTGATTGCTCTTGCGGTGTCCTGTTCGGCGGTAATGCGAATAACAGCGCGAATTGCGGTTTTGCGTATGCGAATTCGAATAACACGCCCTCGAATGCGAATTCGAATATCGGGTCTCGCCAATGATTTTCAAAATTTAGATAGTAACGAAACTAAAAATATACTACGGAGCAATGACCCTGCCACTCGGCAAAAAATATCAACTATCTCGAAAGGTGTTAGTAAGATGTTCGGTAACTCCGAACATCTGAACGCTCCGAGTACGAAAAGCAAAGCAGATTATGAAACGAGTAAACAACTTATATGAAAAGATAATCTCAATCGAGAACTTGCGACTTGCGGACAACAACGCACGTCAAGGTAAGTTGCACTCGTATGGTGTTAGAGTTCACGACAAGCATCGTGAAGAGAATATATTGAAGCTGCACGAACAGTTGAAGAATCATACGTTCGTGAACTCACAATACTCTGTCTTCACGATATACGAGCCAAAAGAACGATTGATATTCAGACTGCCGTACTATCCGGACAGAATATTGCATCACGCGATAATGAACGTCTTGGAGCCGATATGGGTTTCAATCTTCACGCGCGACACATATTCTTGCATCAAGAAACGCGGCATACACGGCGCGATGCGCGGTGTCAAGCGTGCGATGAAAGACGCAGAAGAGACGCGGTACTGTCTGAAAATCGACATACGAAAGTTTTATCCGAGCATCGACCATGAAGTGTTGAAGCAGATAGTCAGACGCAAAATCAAGTGCAAAGAGACGCTCGAACTGATTGATATAATCATCGACAGTGCTGACGGCGTTCCGATTGGCAACTATCTCAGTCAGTATTTCGCGAATCTGATGCTCGCGTACTTCGACCACTACATCAAAGAAGTGAAGCGTGTGAAGTATTACTTTCGATATGCTGACGACATGGTCTTTTTTGCATCGAACAAGGACGATTTGCACGCTCTTCTCGATGACATCAAAGCGTATCTCTCGCGACTGAAACTCACGCTGAAAGGAAACGAGCAAATCTTTCCAATCGCGGAGAACAGAAGCGACAAGCACGGCAGAGGTCTCGACTTTCTCGGTTTTGTCTTCTATCACAAGCAGACACTCATCAGAAAGCGCATCAAGCAGAACTTTTGCCGGAAAGCGGCTCAACTGAACAAGCGCAAAGACATCAGCGCGTCAGAGTACAAGCAGGAACTTTGCTCTTGGTTCGGATGGGCGAAAGTGAGTAATTCAAAACATCTATTACATAAAGTAATTAAAAAAGAACATTATGAAACGTGCATTCTACGATGAAATGCCCTCGAAGATTGAGGCAGTCGGCAACGGAAGTTATCGCTATCGTTGGGACATTCAGTCTGAAACAGTCGAAGCTCGCAACAACGCTGATGACGAAGCAGCATCAGAAGAGCGAGTTCAGTATTCATGTCTCGAAGTCGTTGTGTGGGGCGAACTCACAAGCAACAAGATTCTTGAAGCAGTGATTTCATCTGTTTGGGACAACAATCGCGAACAGAAGCTCATCAACGACTACAACGCAGCGTCTCTCGGTGTCTATGGCTCGAAGACAAGCGATGCAGCGAAAGAACGCATCGCAGCTTACACAGAGTTCTTGAACTCTCGTGCGGCTCTCAAAGAGCAAATTGACGCTGATTGCGCTGAATTGAACATCGAATAACAATCTATCAAGCAGAAGCATCGAAAGCATGATTACACTTCATTTCACAACAGACAGCTTTTCTCTTGACGAAGTGCCGGAGCAATGGAAGAGCCGTATCATCGTCAACTCAAAGAGTGTGGCGATTGAAATCGCAGAGGACGATTCTTCATATCGTTATCAGTCACTCATGGCACGCCCGAAATTGACGTTGAAGTTCTCGCTGCCGTTCTTCATCGAGTTTCCAATCGGAACTTATTGCGAGTATATGGCACAGACTTACATTCTCAATCGAGCAGAAGACTTGAAGAAGCAAGGAACTCGAAACATAACGTACACAATGGAACTCGGCACGCTCGAAGACAATCTCGGCATCTACAAGATGCGCAACACTGTTGACGGACGACTGAAATACTCGATGTGCGCAACGCCGAAAGAGTTCATTGAAGAAATCGTCAAGAATCTGAATAAACGTGACGGTGCCGGAGTGTGGAAAGTGGGAACGTGCATCGATGCTTCTGCAAAGACAGTCGAGTTCAATCATGCTTATTGCGATGCAGCTCTCGAAGATGTTGCATCGACTTTCGAAACAGAGTACGAAATCAGCAACGATTTCGCAATCTCTCTGCACAAAGTCGAGTATTACAAAGACGACCCTTTGCCGTTATCATACGGCAAGGGCAACGGCTTTGTTCCCGGCGTTGGTCGCACGACAACGAGCGATGACGTGCCGGTGAAGCGTCTCTTTGTGCAAGGCGGCGACACGAACATCGACCGCTCAACATACGGCACAGACTTCGGATATACGAACAGTCCGGCAGAGTTGCGTCTGCCGAAGTCGCAGATTCTCGCGTATGAAGACAGAATGTATCAGTCTGACGAAGACGGATATTATATCGAGCGCATCGACAAGATTTCAGACGCAACGAAAGAAGACAGTCTCGATTGCAGCGAGATTTACCCCTCGCGCATCGGAACAGTTTCAGCAGTTGACGTGCCGAACGCAGACAAGAACTTCTATGACATCATCGATGAGAGCATTCCCGAAAACCTGAACTTCGAAGACTATCTCATCGAGGGCGAGACGATGACAATCATCTTTCAGAGCGGTATGCTCGCCGGCGATGACAAAGAGTTTGAAGTCAAGTACATTCACGAGAAGAAGACAGTCAACGGCGTTGAGAAGCTCGCACGCAGATTCGAAATCACACCGCAGGAAATTGACGGCGTGACGATGCCGAACGAGACATACAAGCCACAAGTCGGCGACACATACGCCGTGTTCGGTTGTATGCTCCCGAAAGCGTATGTGTGCGATGACGAGACGCAGACAGGCGCATCTTGGGATATGTTCAGAGAAGCAGCACGCAAGATGTATGACATCGAAGAGACGAAGTTCACGTTCTCGGGCGAACTGCAAGCTCTGTACGCAAAAAGAAATTGGAACAAGATAGGCGGTCGCATGAAAATCGGCAGTTATGTCTTGTTCACAGACAATCAGTTCGCAAAAGAGGGTGAGAAAATCAGAATCGTTGGAATCAAAGATTATCTCACAGCTCCGTATGCTCCGACACTCGAACTCTCGAACAGCGTGTCGGGCGAATCAGTCACATCTTCACTCCGTCAGATTGATAACACAGAAGTAGTCATCGAGGACACGAAAGACGAGCTTTTGCGATTCACAAAACGCAGATTTAGAGATGCGAAAGAGACAATCGAGATGCTCGATGAAGCTCTTGATTCATTCGCAACGAACTTCACGAACTCAATTCAGCCGGTTGCGGTGCAAACAATGTCTTTGCTCGTGGGCGATGAAGCGTTGCAGTTTCGTTTCGTGAACTCTGTAACAAGTCCGAAGCAAGTCGAGCCGTCAATCGTATATGACGAGACGAACAAGCAGCTCAAAGTCGGTGCCGGTATCATTCAGCACATGACGCTCGGCGTTTCGACAATCAGCTCGAAGCACAACGCGAGCGAGTATCTGTTTTGGTCGTTGAAGAAGTACGAAAGTCCGGTTCTCGATGTTGCGTCAAAGAGATACTATCTTTACGCTCGTGTTGTCAGCAACGGCGCGACCGGCGTAGCGAACGCAGGTGAGTTCTTCTTGTCAGAAGAAGCAATCGCATTGAATAAAGAAAGCGGTTATTATCATCTTCTCGTTGGTGTCTTGAACAGCGAGTATGACAGCACACGCAGTTATGTCTCGTTGTTCGGTTACACAGAAGTTTTGCCCGGTCGCATTACGACAGACAAAATCGTGTCATCTGACGGCAACACATATTTCGATTTGCTGAACGGTGTCATCGCAGGCAAAATCAAGTTCTTGACAGGTTCTGACGGATTGTCATCGCTCGATGGTTACTCTGATTTGACAGACAGCATACAAGCGGCGCAAGACGCGGCTGACAGCGCACAAAACGCGGCTGATGCAGCAGACAAAGCAGTCGGCGACCTCGAAGATACTGTTTGGGGCGCGTTCAAAGACGGCATCATCGATGAAGCGGAAGCGAAAGCAATCGCAACGTACATCAACACTGTCAACTCAACGAAGTCGGCAGTGCAAGCATCGTACACGCAGCTTTATTCGAACTCGTATTTGACCGGCGTTGCAAAGACGAATTTGAAGTCAGCGTATGAGAAGCTCATCACGTCAATCAACAATCTCATCACGTCAATCAACAATGCAATCGCAGATAGCAAGACGACTGATGCAGAAGCAGATGACGTGAACAGTAAGTTCGATGCGTACAATACTGCATACGCGAATTATCAGACAGCAGTTGAAGTCGCAACGAACAGCATCATCGCAGCCATTGACGCGAAAGCTGACGCGGCTCAATCGACAGCAAATCAAGCAGTGCAAGACGCAGCAGCAGCGCAATCAACAGCGAACACGGCTCTCTCTGACGCAGCAACGGCGAACAGTTCAATCTCTGACTTGAACACATACGTTGACGGCGCGTTCAAAGACGGCATCATCGATGAAGCGGAAGCGAAAGCAATCGCAACGTACATCAACACTGTCAACTCAACGAAGTCGGCAGTGCAAGCATCGTATTCAAAGCTCTCGAACAACGATTACATATCTGACACGAGCAAAGACGAGTTGAAATCAGCTTACGAGACGTT